ATGAGAAGAAAGAAGAGAGGCTATTTCCGAATAGGGGTAGCCGGCCAAAAACAGCCGGAACACTTGGCGCTCGTAATCGGTAAGCTCGGTTTGCATCCAGCGGTGCAGTTCTCCGCCGAATTCTCCGGCCTCCCCCCCCTCTTGATGAAGCCCGCCACGCAGGACCCCGCCATGCTCGACCGCGCCGAGGCCATGCTGCGCGACATGGGGGCGGCGGCCTACTTCATCATCGACCGCACGGAGGAGTTCCAGTTCGCAAAGGGAGCCGACACCAACGGCGATGTCTACAACAACCTGATCGCCCTGTGCAAGGAGGCGGTCTCGGTGCTGGTGAACGGAGCCGTGATCGGACAGGACACCGTGAACGGCAACCGCTCCAAAGAGGAGAGCAGCATCCGGCTGTTCGAGAAGCTGGTGATGGCGGACCGTAAGATGCTGGCGGGATATTGGAACTCCACGGTGATCCCCGCTCTGGTGTACATAGGCATTCTGCCCGAGGGAAGCGTGTTTTCCTGGCAGCAGGAGGAGGACGTCGAAAAACTGTGGGCGATGGTCGTGCAGCTCCTTCAGTTCAAGGACGTGCCGAACGACTGGATCGAGGAGAAGTTCGGCATCGTCTGCACCGATAAGGCCTTCACCGTGCCGGGACAGCTGTCCGTGCCGCAGCCCCGGGAAGTCGATTTTTTCGCAACCGCCCCCTGATCGCGTACAGGGGGCTGCACGAAAGACTGGCGGCGGTCTACGGACTGGGTGATCCGGTGACGCTGGCAGCGGAGGGCGGCAAAGACAAAAAGCCTGTCGTGCGTCTGTCGACGTTCCGAAACGCCGCAAAGCACTTGCAAAAGGCCGGGGACTTTCGTCCCGACATGCTCGAGGATCAGCCGATCCGGACGCTGATCGACGAAATAACCGACGCCCTGATGGAAGGGGTCAACATCGGACTGAAGGATGCTGAAATTCCGACGGAAATGGCCGACAGGCTCGGGCGCGACGTGTTCGTGTTTTCGGGCTGCAAGACCTATCACGAACTGCGTGAGGCCTCGCAGCTCCTGCGCGATGATCGGGGACGGATCAAACCGTTCGGAAAGTTTTTCGAGGAGGTCCGACAGATACACCCCGAGTACAACGAACGCTATCTGGAGGCAGAACATCAGTTTGCCGTACACTCCGCACAGGCGGCGGCGCAATGGGCCGAAATCGAGCGAGAAGGGAATGATTACGATCTGCAATACCGCACGGCCAACGACGGCAAAGTACGGCCCGCGCATGCGAAACTCGAAGGACTGACCCGTCCGCAGGACGATCCGTGCTGGTCGGAGATCATGCCGCCGAACGGATGGAAATGTCGGTGCAGGGTCGTGCAGGTACGCAAGGGCAAATACGATTACACCGATCGGAACGAGGTTTCACAGCTTGTACGCGAAGCGACCACGGACCTCGACAGTCAGGGACGTAACCGCGCTGAAATGTTCCGTTTCAATCCCGGCATGGATAGAGTGATTTTCCCGAAACACCATCCGTATTACAACCTTTCAATCCAGGCAAAAACGGTAATAACCGATATGGCCGACAAGCGGGAGGTTAAAAATGGGTTTGCTGCCAAGACGATTGCCGAGGCCGAGGAAGCGTTCCGCGCACAGCTCGGTGTAAAATGCCGCCTCGACGGATTTAAGAAGTCCGACATGGCGCAGGTTCGTGATATATTCGAATGCGTTAGTTCCCACTTCAAAACATTCCCTGAGTTGCGGGAAGAGGTGCATTTTGTTGGCTCGATGCAGGGGCGTGTCAAGGCCTTTGCAGAGGAGTTTTTCAAAGAAATGAGAAGCAACCCGCACAATAGCTGGGCGAGGGACGAGGACATCCAAAAGGTAGCTATGCGCCGGGCCCGGAAGGTGGCTTACACCAGCTGTTATGCGTATTCCCATTCGGCAGGTAAGGAGTATGGATTAGACGGCGTGGTATTTAATACAGCCTGGGCTGGAACGAAGATAACGGAATCCTTACAGGGCGACGTAAAAGCCAAATTCCATCCGGAAGGTTGCGACACGGTGAAATCCGTGTTCGACCATGAACTCGGACACCGTATCGACGAACTGCTCCATGTGTCACAGCAGCTTGGCTCGAAAGACTGGTATCAGGAAGCGATCGTCCTGGGTGCAGGCTACATCAAAGACAACCTGTCGAAATATGCGATGACCAATCTAAAAGAGTTCGTCGCCGAGGCGTGGAGCGAATATTTGAACAATCCTAACCCTCGGGAGTTGGCTTCGCATGTAGGAGAAATGATAAAGGCCGAATATGAGGCGAGGTATAAAAAAAGCGGAGAATAATTTCTCCGCTTACTCCACGTATGCACGCATCACATTCACCTCCCGAGGCTCAAACACATACGTTCCCTTCTGTCCCTTCATTATGGAGTTATGGGGACGCAGAGGCAGGAACACATCCCGGGGGATGCTATCGAATGCCAGACATCGATCATCCCCAAGGTAATGCTTGCAGTTTTGGCAGCATTCGTCGCTGGTTTTAAACTCTTTATCAATCATAGTTTGCGCTTTGCGCAAAAATAACGTTTTAAAACGCGAAAAGCAAGTAAAATGCCGAAATTATTTGATCTGAAGCGAAAAATCCTGACCGATCTGAAGGTCGAACTGCTCGACGAGTTCGACCGCAACTTCCAACGCCGGGCTTTTTTCGACCGCCCCTGGCCAGGACGGAAATCTCCGGGGAACGGTGACAAGCTTCTTAATGATACAGGATATGGCCGTAACAGTATTCGGGGGACCATCCGGCAGAACGGCGTTGAGTTCTCGACCGATACGCCCTACATGGGGCTGCACAACCGGGGCGGAAAGATCAAGATCACACCCCGGATGCGGAAATACTTTTGGTACATGTATCGCCAAAATGCCGAAAGCATTACCTACTCAATCAAGAAGCGTCAGGCCAACAATACCCAGCGTAATCGAATGCTGTCAGCGAAGGCGCAGTTCTGGAAAAATATGGCTTTGACAAAAAAGGATCATATAACAATTCCACAACGCCAATTTATCGGCGACCATCCCCGTGTCCGGCAGGCGGTACGGGAGGTTATACACCAAAACCTGCAGAGCGCTTTCCGGGAACTCGCAAAAGTCCTGCAACCTCGGTAAAACACCGTTTAAACGTCTTTAAAATGATTGAAAATGCAATGATCGCAGTCCAGGACCGACTGCTGGAACTGCTCCCCGAGAAGATCGCCTATCTGGCCGAGGATTGGGGACAGCTGGATTTCTACAACGAGCGGCCGCCCGTCAATTTCCCGTGCGTGCTGATCGACATTGCCGAGGCCGAGTTCTCGGACTGCACGCGAAAGGTGCAACTGGGCGAGGCGATCCTGACCGTACGGGTAGCGCACTTCGATCCCGTAAACATTTCAGCCCTCGCACCGAACCGTAACAAAGCATTCCGCATGTTCGTCCTGCTGCGGTTGATCTACACCCAGTTGCAGGGACTCTCCGGAGAGGGGTTTTCGGGCCTTACGCGCACATCCCTGCGGCGGGTGAAACGTGAAGATGCGATCCGTGAATACGTCATGCAGTTCCGGTTCGGCGGGACGGACAACGCAGCCTATAAGCCGCGAAAAAAGGCCGAAGGCGTCCAGATCGACATCACCACGGAACGCTCGTAACGAAACAGCCCGGCAATTTGCCGGGCTGTTTCGCATAAGATTGCTTTTTTTACTATTTTTGAAACAAAACAAGCGTATATGTCCAACTGGAGCAAAATTTGGAAAATCTTGACAACTCCCGTCAACACCCCTAAACCGAAAGAGCATACTCCGACTTCGATAACCCCTGCAGTTCAATGTAATCCGAGCAGTTCCCGGGATCATTGGCTGACCGTACACGTTGCACTTGCCTCTATGCGCGAGTTTCAAGAGTGTAATTCGGACCACACACTACTCAAGAAAGCGGAAAATCTTCGTAATATCATTGAAGAACTCAAAGGGCTATCCGGACAGTCCAACTATTCTGCAATTCTAAAAAAAGGGATCAACGAATTTGAGACGAATTGGCGGACAACCATCACCCCGCAGGAATTTGAACACCTTGAACACCCTGATAAAATGGATATTGACGAGATGATCCGTGAGAAATACTGTTCTCTCGCCTCAAACTACCGCCGCTACTGGGAAAGTGCCATCGCTCAACTGGTGCGGAAATCAGCTATCCTAAAGCGACGGCAATACTTAATAGAAGACATTGATCGTTTCATTGACGGTTTACCAATAAAGTATCCGGAGGTTGTGAGTGAATTGGAAAAATACAAGGCTTTCAACCTGAAGCAGATCGAAAGCCCTGAATAAAATCAATCGAACAGAGTTGGTTGTCGGATGTCCTGCTGCGTGCGTTCGCGTTCTTTGCGGAGCCAGGACAAATAGGCAGCATATTCGACATGAAACTGGTCGTAGATGTACTTTTTCCACACCCATTTCAGACACCTATCCTGCCGCCCGGGTTCATAGTACTGCTTCGTGATCCGCACCGCATGCTCACGTTTTCGGATGTGATTTTTGTTGTTGTATGCCATTTTCCGCAATTATTGACTATCTTTGTAGCAGGTCGGCCTTGTGATAGCAATATTGCAGGGCTTTTTTATGTCAGTTCACCACGGTCGGACCGCCTCCCGGAATGATGTAGATCGGCGTCACCTGAACCGAAGGCCGTGAGGTCGTGGCGGGCTTCTTGTCTCCGATGGCCCGCAGTTTGCGCACCAGTGCTTGCAGTTCCTGCGCATCGAGCATATAGAGCAGACGCCCGCATATCCGCCGCTGCAGCAGGAAACGGTTCACCTTCGTCCAATCCTCGGGCAAAGCGTACATCCCGAGTTTCGTCAGGAGTGCCAGGACCTGCGACCGGAGACGCCGGATCGCGTCAGAGGCCGGGGTCGTCTTGGCACGGTGGGCAAACTCCATATATGCCTGCAGGGCGACGATCTCATTGTCGGTAAGTTCGTCATAGCTGCGGGCATCCCACAACGCCAGGATGTCCTCCCGATTGGGGATCAGGCGGCAGGCCGACATCAGGGTATTGATCCGGCGAACCTTTGCGCCGCGTTCGAATTCGGTCATTTTGTTACAATATTTAATTTAATCATGTTGCTCCCGGCGGCGGAATCGAACCGCCGCAGAAAACCGTTCGGGAATTAGGATTTGATTTTTTTATAAATCTCTCCGCATAAGAACCAGGCGAAAAGAACAAGGTAGATAAGAGGGATAATCCACATCGGGCATGTTACCCACCACCAGGACCAATCTATTTCACCGACCAATTTAAGAACGAAAAAGATAAGAAACATCCATTCCAAAAGTCCAAGTTTCATAGTTACATGCGGTTAAATGACGGTTCGATTCTGTGCCATACACCGCGCTCGTCGCGCTGGTGAAAGTAGAAGTTTATGGCGGTGCCGTTAACGACGTTGCTCTCTTTGAACAGTTGCATGATTTGCGAGTATTCGGGATCGCCGAACTGCGCCTCGAGATCATACAGCTTGCTGATGGACTTGTAGTCCAGATCGCCCTTGCGGTTACGCTCCAGGAGCGTCATTGCCAACTGGTACATCGGATCGTCGGCCCCTTTCTCCCGTCCGCCGATCCATGCCTTCAGGAAGTCGATCAGCCGGGCGGCGGCCACGTCAGCCCGTTCGTCAAAGCATTTTACCCGATTGCATTTCACCTCGAGGCGGAAGTCTCCCTCCTGCACCGAGTAGCCGAGCTGGTCGTCCCGGCGCGTGGCTCCGTACTCCTGCATGATTTTTCGGAAAGCATCGGTCTCGGCCACGACCAGGTCGTAGAACTCGCGCACCCGGCCAGTGATATTGCGGGTTTCGGCTGCCATACGCTTCACGAAGTCGGCCCGCGTCTCCTCATAGTCCCGGCGCCGTTTGTCTGCGGCCTGGCGCTCCTCGGCCCGCTTCTGCTCGAGCAGCTGTTCCAGCTGGTCGGCAGTCATGTCTTTCAGTTCGTTGTTCATAGTGATATTGATTAAGAATTACGTTTGTCAGTGTAAGGTTCCCCGGCGATGCTGCAATAGTCGGTCTCCATGTTGTGCAAGCCAAAACGCATACCTTCCAGGTCTTGCTCGATCTGCGCGACCCGCTCCGGGGAGAGATTCTGCCTGTGCAACTTCAGATAGGTCTCCGCGATCAGTATGTTCTTACGGCGCTTGTCAATCATGTATGAAAGACAGTCCAGGCTTGCCGCCGATGATTTGGTTAGTTCGATGATCTCGGGCATACTGATTACGATTTGATGGTTTTGATCGCTTTCAGGGCCTCCTTCGAATAATTGTCGAGGAAGGTCTGCCGCATTGCATCCGCGACACTCATAATCTCGTTGATGCTTGCCCCGGTTTGGGCGACTGTCCCGGCAAACCTGCGCAATTCCGCGATCAGTTCCGGGCTGATTTTAATACCGTTTTGCTGTCCCATTGTTGTTGTTTTTCATTATGCCGTACATGGTTCTGAAATAGTCGTCCGTGAGCGCCACGCCGTCCTTGTGCGCGGCGATGATCGCAGGCTCGAGGTAATCGTTAAGCTCCCGGTAATCGGTGCAGAGCTCGACGAGGATTTTGCGGAGGTTTTCATCCTTAACCTTATACATGAAGTTCTCGAATTTCCGGTCGATCGGCGGCAGAATAATCGTGTTCGCCTTCATCCGGCTTTTGAACTGCGGCACGCCGTTGACACCGCGCAGTTCGAGCCTGTCGAGCAGTTTCAGCAGATCGGCGGTTCCGGCGATCGCAAAGGCTGCATATCCCTTGATCATGTCATAGATGGCTTTATAGGCCCGGATACCCGGCAGTTTGGTGTTCTCGCCCTCGTCGAGGATCAGCATGTTGCGCTCCCCGCACAGCGCACGGCGCCGGAACTCGGAACCGATCAGGCGCAGGCGTGCGCCTTTTTTCGTTGGCATGTCGATGTCGAGCAGTCGCCCGATCTCCTCGAGAATGTCATGGATGCCGTCCTCGGCGTTGATCGTCACACGAAACGTGTTGGTCGGATTGGCCTTGCAGTACTGGTCGATCGCCGTGGTCTTGCCGCAGCCTTTTTCGCCGATGATCATCTTCACGCCGCCGAAACGTGCGGTGCAGTTCAGATGCGCACGTTCGAGAGCCGAGATGGCGATCACAAACTGCGGCGTAGGCTCTACCTTCCAAAAGGTTTGCTCGATCTCGAAGCCGATCACCGATGCAAGCGTAATGAAATAGCGGTCGGCGATCTCCGTAACCTTGTCAGGGCCGGATTTGTATTCATAGACCCCGTTCAGCAGGTTGGAAAGATACGACGCGCTGATTCCGCAAGTCTTCGCCAAGGCATTCTGCGACATGCCGTGCCGCTGCATGTACTGCTTGGCGGCAGTAATGATTTCGTCTTTTTTGATTTTTTCCATAAGGCGGTTATTTGATGTATTTTGACAAATCGGAAATGTGATTTTTGTGGTAGTCGATCACTGCCTGCTGTTGGACCTGGTCTACCTTCTTTCGCTCCCGCTCCCGGGCGCGTTGTTTCTTGGCCTCCAGCTTCGCACGGCCCCGTTCATATTCGGCGGCGCTGATCTGCTCGTGCATGGCGTTGTAATCCTCCTTGGTGGCGTTGTCCCGGATGTTGAAGTCATAGCCGCGGACCATGACCGCCTTTGCCGCTTCGACATCCTCGACGAACCCGTCGACCATCTCCTCGAACTCTGCACCTTTGCGGTTGTAGTAAGCCAGGGCCCGGAGACTGTCGGGGGTTGCTTCGGTCATGGACTTCGACGCCAGCGGTGCAGGCGAACAGGTGAACATGTAAACCTCGTCGGTCGTGTAGACATCAGCCCCTTCGGAGTTCCAATAGACATGCGTTTTGAACGATGAAGCATACCCCATGTGCTGCGCGATCAGGGCCACAGTGCCAGCATCCGTCGGGATGTCGAACTTGTACTCCTTGCCGTCGCGTTCGAGTGTCAAAATCGACCGTAGATAGCTTAAATCCCGCTTCGACATTTCACCCGTGATCCGGCGGTATTGCCGATCGGTATATTGTCCGGCCCGGTCGTTCTTCAGTGTATGAAACCATTCCGAAGGGGTGAGTTCATTTTCCAGGCGCGTATTGTTCCATTCACGGATGGCGATCGTCAGTTTCTCGATAGCTTCCGTATAGGTCGGCAGGGCCATAATGTCGTAGTAGTCCGGATTCGCCATGCTTTCGAGGCTCCTGGCGTTCCACGAGGTTTCAGGCAGTTTGAAATAACTCTTGAAACGGCGTTTAAACAACCGGAACATGGTCTCGGCGGGGTTCGCCTGAGAATTTCCCGGCGCGATCGTGCGGAAGTTCCGGCAGACACGCTGCAGGTAAGCCTTCGAGGCTTCGCCCGTATAGGCGCCGTGGTTGTCGCTGATGAAGTCCAGCACCTCGGTCTTGCCGTTATCCAACAACGCCATGCGCATCGCCTGCCGCAGCATCGTGCCGTCCTCGAGGTGCAGACCTTTCCGGCTCACGGAATAACCTGCGATGTAACGGCTGCCGACATCCGAGATCAGCATCACGTATATCTTCATCATGCGCCATTTGCCATATTGATCCTGATAGCGGTACGGTACGACGCCCGAACCGTCGGAGGCCCACAGCGAGTTAGCGAACTCGAGCGGTTTGGCAGGAACATAGGGCCGATAGGTATCTTTGAAATGCTTCTTGCCGTGGCGTTCCTTCGCCGACAGCATTTTCCGGCTCCATGCGTTCGTGTAGTGATTGAACGTCGAAGGCTTCACGGGAACAATACCCATCGCCTCCATGTCTCCCGCATAGAGTTGCCACAGTTCCCGCTTGGTATCCTTTTCCGAGCCTCCGGGATTCAGCCAGTAGGTCATAATCGCCGTCTCGTGGGCGTCCATCTTCATCACTTCGCCCGTGGTGTAGTCTACCAGTTCGAACTTGCCGATGATCCGGCGGTTATCGTTGCCGTATTTGCCCGAGACGAGCCACTCCCGGAGCTGGCCGGGGTCCTCCGGAATGCCGCCGATCTTCTTGCGCAAACTGTCAGCGTTCTTGATCCGCAGCCCCTCGAGGGACGCTTCGGCGAGAAGATCGACACACAGAACGAGGAAATCGGCCTGCGTAGGGAATCCGAGCCGCTTGTATTCGTTCCGAGACAGGGCACGTTTCAGAAAACGGCACCAGGCGACAGAAACAGCCATCTGCCGGGCCTTATCCTGCGTGTAGACCGCCAGGTCTCCGACCTTGTACTCCTCGTAATAGGCAATGTCGGTATTGTCGATCAGAAGCTGCACCTGTTCCCGGATCATCCGACGCTGTTCGGCCTGGCGCTCGCGGCTGCCCCGAAGGTTCTGCCCCTCGACGGCGCCGATCAGCTCCTCTTTCGAGGGCAGCATGTCCCGGTAGCAGGTCGGTTTCCGGTTCGGGATATGGTCGTAGTCGTAGTAGTACTGCCCGCCCTTGCGGCCCCAACGCCAGGCCTTGCCCTCCTTTTTGCCCAGGAAGAAATCCGACTGATCGGCAACCTTCCGCCACGAGGGAGGAAGGGAGGATTTGTAGCGCTTTATCCCTTTACGAAGCGTTTCCTCGGGAATGTCGCATACCTCGCATACCATACGCTGCGACACCCAGACGGTTTGCCCGTCGGAGGTCGCGCGTATCAGTATGTCGTTTGGCAGTATCATTAAAACCGTGTTTAAACCTGTTTAAACAGACGTTAATAGGCGGATTTCAGAAAACACATCCACTGTGTTTTTGAGTTCTTGCCACTTTTATGGCCGAAGAGTGGATTCACTCCGAAAATTTTGATGATCCTGCTTGCAGCTATCTGTGTTTCGTTCCATTTGAAAATCAAAACTCCTTCGGGTTTCAGCACTCGCATACATTCGTCGAAGCCTTGCTTCAAATCTGTTTCCCAGCTGGAGAATAACTTACCATATTTATGCGCCGTGTAGCTGTTTGCTCCAAGGCGAACAAGATGCGGGGGATCAAACACAACAAGCCGAAACGTCGCATCCTCAAAGGGCATATTTCGGAAGTCACCAACCACATCCGGATGTACTTCTAAATTCCGTCCGTCGCATAGTGTGCATCTTCATCCCGGATGTCCATGAACATAGCCAGCGGGTTCTGCTTGTCAAACCACATCATGCGAGGTCCGCAGCAAGCATCCAATATCAACTTATCCGTTTTCATAGTTTTATTTGCAGAATCGTAAAGCACGTTCTATTTTTTGCTCCCGTGTCGGTATCGCTCCGAAACAATGCCTTTGCATTCACGGGATTTTTAGTTAACTTTATAGGCAATAAACCATTTAACCAAATTTTGTCATTATGGATACCAGTAAAGAACTTTTAAAAGTAAACATTCGAATGAGCTCCTATTTTGCCAAAGTAGATGCCTTAATTGAGGCTTTGGATGAACACCAACGAGGTGCATTTAAGGAAGCTTTGAGACGCGGAAAAGAAACCTATATCAGACATCATGAGGAAGAGCTCGACGAAGAGCTTCTGCAACTTGTTGATCGAGCATTTCAATAAAATACTGTTGTTCCTCTTTCAGAACTTCTCGCATGATCGGTGCGAGAAGCCTTTTTATCCATTTACGTATCATAACTATATCGGTATTGAGTTGTTTTATTTTGTTGTCGTTACTCTTATCTCGCTGATTAGCTATTCGAAAAGGCGGCCCATATTTGCCAACCGTTCCATCGCCAGCTGTTCCATCATCTTTTTCTTGCGGGCCGGAACCTTGTCCCAGCATTTGACGCAATACCGCCCGGCGGGGGTATTGTAATGTGCGCCGCTGATTTCGCACTTGCATTTGATGCACCGGAGTTTTGGCTGTTCCATCCTTCTATGTATTAATTGTGCTGTACTCGTTCGGCGATCACCCTCTCGGCGATCGTCAGTATCCGCTCGCTTACGCCGCGACCCATGATCACGTAGGAGACCCACACCGGATGCACGCCTGCGAGGCGTGCGATATGCTTCTTATCCCCGCGCCGGAGACCGTTCCGAATGGCCTCAAGTCGTTTTTCTCGGTTTTCTGTGCTCATAATCAAAAAAATTGAATACTTTTGTGTTGTAAACTTTACGCAAATATAATAGAGTTATCTCAATTATGCAACAAAATAAGAGAGATTTTTCAGTTATAAAACGCAGAATTTTGCAATACCTTGAATTGAAAGGTATTACAAAATATGCTTTTTATAGAGATACTGGAACAACAAACGGTGTTTTAAGCCAACCAAATGGTATCTCCGAAGAAAATCTATTGAGATTTCTCTCGTATTATAACGATGTAAATCCTATTTGGCTGTTGACTGGAGAAGGAGAAATTTTGCTTACCAAAACTCCAAAATTTAGGGACAATATAAATGCACCCAAAGTTGTCCCCCAAAATGTCCCAATACGAAAACTCCAAAATTTAGGGACAAATCCCGAATACCCGAAAGGTGAGGAAACTTTCGAGGAGAATGTCGCCGATGTTACCGTAGATAAGGTTTTCAAACTGCGAACCGATCGTCTGATTGACCGCCAGCAGATACCTATATATGACATGGAGGCCGTCGCTGGCCTTGTTCCGTTGTTTGCAGACCAATACAGCCAGTCGATCGTCGAGGTCATGGAGACGACACTGATCCCCAAATGCGACGGAGGATTGCGTATCGTAGGGGATTCGATGTACCCGCTGCTGAAAAGCGGTGACATCGTATTTTACAAGCAGGTACATGACATCATGCACAGCATTATATGGGGTGAAATGTATCTGATTTCGTTTGACATTGACGGAGACGAGTACGTTTCGGTGAAATACCTGCAAAAATCAGATACACCGGATCACATCGTGCTGGTCAGCTATAACGAGCACCACAAACCGATGGAGATACACATCAACCGCATCCGGGCGCTTGCTTTTATCAAGGCGTCGCTGCGCCTGAACTCGCTTAAATAG